AGCAAACTATTGCCAACACATCTGAAGAGCAGTTTAACCAAGAATTTGAGTGTGAGTTTCTAGGATCTGTAAACACACTGATTACTTCAACTAAGTTGAAGATCATGACATACAATGATCCTATTACATCTAACTCAGGACTCGATGTATACGAAGCACCTATTGAAGATCACACATATGTGATGACAGTTGACGTGGCACGAGGTCTGACTAAGGACTATTCAGCGTTTCTAGTATTTGATACGACGACTATTCCCTATCGGATCGTGGCAAAGTATAGGAATAATATAATTAAACCTATGCTATTTCCTAATATCATACATCAAGTTGCAGTGAATTATAATCATGCGTATATTATGGCAGAGGTAAATGATATCGGTGGTCAGGTTGCGGACATATTACAGTATGATCTTGAGTATGATAATCTTCTTATGTGTGCTATGCGGGGAAGAGCTGGACAGGTTGTGGGGCAAGGATTCTCAGGGAGTAAGACACAACTAGGAGTCAAGATGAGCACCACTGTCAAGAAGACTGGTTGTTCTAATATGAAGACACTAATTGAAACAGATAAACTAATCTTCCAAGATTATGATATAATAGCAGAGTTAACTACATTCATACAGAAAGGTCAAGCATGGGAAGCGGAAGACGGTTGTAATGACGACCTTGCCATGTGTATTGTTATCTTTAGTTGGTTAGCAACATCTGATTATTTTAGAGAGTTGCACGACAATGACGTTAGAGCACGTCTGTATCAAGAGCAGAAAGAGCAGATTGAAGCAGACATGGCACCATTTGGTTTCGTTGATGACGGACTGAATGCTGAAACTTTCGTTGACAAAGAGGGCGATGTGTGGCATACTGATGAATACGGCGACAGAGCCTACATGTGGGAATTCCGATGATTTTTATTTCTTGTCCACCAGTGTATACATTACCTGGCACATGGACAAAGTGTGACGCACTTATACCTCACGCAAACTATGACCCAAACTTTACGTTTCCAATATCAGTAGCAGTATTTACTGTGCTGTTGGCAGGTCTTGGAGTCTATAGAGGATTCTTTGCTAATAAAGGATTGTCAGATCCTTGGGATGATCATGACGATTGATACCCAAGGTATGTCATATGGCAGTAAAGAGAGTGGTAAATCACTCGAAGAGCAACGTGCTGCCATTCCTCCCTTGAAGGTAAACAAACTTAATCTTATATCTGACTCACTCAAAGTAGAGTTAAAGCAACTCATCAATGAGGTGTTAGACGAGAGAGAGCATCAAAAGAAACTTGATGGTCCTTATGACTTTCCAGAAGATGAATCTGAAATTATTATAGATGATGATGGATCTTGTGAGTGGATTTATAGATTAGATATGAATGATGTATGAATACAAGAGTTTACAGAGGTATGACTGCTAACAAACTTCCTGTTTTTACTGAGGAAGAAATGGAATGCATTAGAGTGTGTGTAGCAAACGCACCTATACCTTATGACATATCTAAGAAGAAGATACCTGGTGATATCCTACAGAAGATAGGACAACCTACCAGAGAAAAACACGAAGGTATGCCGACTATCAAATGCGACTTAACCAAGTATGAATACAACCATATGGACAGCACAGATACTGTTGTCAAGCAACAGACTACAGAAAGTTAAATTTAAGTGTCCTTCTAATCTAAGAGAGGATGCATTACAAACAGTCAAATCGATCTATGGTGTCGATGACGTCAGACAACTAACTAGAGTATGGAATTAACACAAGACATTATTGACCAGATACAAGAAGCAATGCTTCATACCAAGAAAGATGGTAGTATCAACTGGAAAGATGGAGATGAAATAGAAGTGCAGTTAGCAGGGACGTTTGCTGCTGATAGATTTATTGTCATCAAAAACAAATCTAAGAATCCTGTTGTATCTGCTGCACCACATCCTTTCTATGATTATGAAAAGAAAAAGTGGTTGAAAGATGGTAGAGAAGAGTATATGAAAGAGTGGATGAAGCAAGAGGGGGAGAAATGATTTTTAAAATTGGATTCCTCATCATGTTTTTTAACGAAGGTTTCGTTATGATGAGACATGTATCACCTTTCTTTGCTAGACTAAGAGATAAGGTTATCAAGAAGTTGGGTGAGAATATATGGTATAGACTACATGGCACCCTAGACTATCTCTGGATGGGTCTAGTAACACTAGGATTGATTGTAAATACTAATAGGATGGCACATTTCATAGCACTGTGTGTGTTTTGGTTGGGTGCAGTAATGATATTCTACTTACCACGTTGGATTATGTTGGAAATTAATAGTAAGAAGAGTGGAGATTGATCTAGAGTTAGAGCATCTACTATTTGTAGACCGTCAGTGTAGGAGATGTCTTAGGACATTTGACCTCATTGACGGTTTTTATTGGACTAGGAAAGACAGAGGACATATACCATCCGCATATGCATATGAGTGTAAGGAATGCACAGTTAATAGAATTAAGAAGAATAGAAAGAAAAGAAATAGACCTAGACCTTTACCTCCATACCTAGCAGACTATCCTGACTGGTAGGATGCTCACGTCGTGTTTCCCCTCTGTAAACATGAGTTTTTCTAAATACTAATAGCATCCGTATTGACCCGTTCTAGGAGTATACAAACATGGCATCAACGCAGCTTTCACCAGGTGTTGTTGTACTGGAAAGAGATCTAACTAACGTCGTTAACGCTACAGTAGATAATGTAGCATCACTCGTTGGTAGTTTTGAAAAAGGACCAGTAGAGCAAATTACCTCGGTAACTAGTGAGAAAGAGCTTCTCGCAATTTTTGGTAGACCAAATAATTCAAACTTTGAGTATTGGTTTAGTGCAGCACAATACCTTCTTTATGGTGGAACCATGAAGATTGTCCGTGCAATGAGCAACTCACTTAAGAATGCCATTGACACAGCACAGTTTACTAATACTACATTCAGTGCTACTGATACAACTCTAACGGTTACTTCTACAACTGACTTCGACGTTGCAGACCTTCTATTGATCGACGCTGAAATCGTCTCAATCGGATCTGTAAGCGGTAACGACGCAGTGGTTACTCGTGGACAACTACAGACATCTGGAGTTTCACACGCAGCAGGATCACAAGTTACACTAATCGAATCATCAGGAACTACTTCAACAGTTAACGAAGGCGGGACATTCACTGACTCAGATACAACATTATCGGTTGCTTCAGTTGCTACTCTTGGTGCAGGTACTAACTCATACATTAGAATTGACGATGAAATCCTTCAAGTCTCAGCTGTCGTAGGTAACGACCTAACTGTGACTCGCCAAGCATTAAGCACTACTGCAGCAGCACACACTGATGGATCAACAATCACACTCCTAACTGTCTCAGCTAATAAGACAACAATTAATGAGCAAACATCTACTGGTGTTACTTCTCCTTTAATTAAGAATCTTGACGCTTACGAGTCAACAGTTAAAGAAGCTTCTAATAACTGGAAGTGGGCAGGCAAAACAGCAGGCACATTTGGAAACAGTATTAGAGTTGTAATGACTGACGCAGGTGCAGACCAAGTGCTATATTGTGCACAACCAGGATCTGCTGAGTGGGCATTTACATCAGGTGCGGAGATTTCTTACTCTGCTGCTAACATCTACGGTAAAGTTTATTCTTACACTGTAGTGCTTACACTTGAAGAGAATGCAACTCTAGTTGGTAACTTTGTTGCTTCTAACTTCTACACTGGTCTTTCTGGTAACATCACTGGTGGCGTTGTTGCATACGACAAAGAGACACAGAAACTTGAAATCAGTGTTGATGGCACTGCATCAGACTACTGGGAAGTTGGCGACACAATTACTGAGTTGGCAAACAATGGTGGATCACCTGGATCTGCATCTGGCACATCAGGTAAGATTGCATCTATCTCAAGAGAATTAAGAGTATCTCTAAACAAAACATCACCTCTATTCCAAGCAAACCAAACTGTAACTGACGGAAATGCACTTACTGTATCTGCTATCGCAGTCGGTAGTGACTATGAGTCAAGAATGTATGGTTACAACGAGAAGTGGATCAACATCGCTCCTCGTCCTTCTACATCTGCATGGGCAGATGACCGTGGTGGATACAGAGATCTACTACACGTACTTGTCTTAGATGGCGACGGTGGACTAACAGGCACACCAGGAGCACTTCTAGAGAAGTTTACAAACCTTTCAAAAGCATCAGACGCTAAGTCACCACAGGGTGAGTCACTATACTACGTCGATGTTTTGATGAATCAATCCTCCTATATCTACTGGGGATCTCACGAAACTGCTAACATCTTTGACCGCTCAGGCACAGCCGACGGATCATGGGGTGGAAGCGTAACTAACCGTGACTTTGACTTGATCAAGGCAGACGCTGCACTATACGGTGGAGACAACATTACTGGTCTTGATCCAAATAGTATTCCTGTTATCGGGACTAAGAATAACGGCACCGTCAAGTATCACCTACAAGGTGGAGTAGATGGATATACTGTTGACAGACCTTCACTTCTTTCTGGATATGATTTATTCGGAGACGCTGAAACTGAGGAAGTAGATTACGTCCTCATGGGTCCTTCAATGAGCAACCTAAGTGATACAATCGCTAAGGCACAGAAGGTTATCGATATTGCAAGCACTCGTAAAGATTGCATGGCATTCATCTCACCTTACAGAGGTGACGTAATCGGAATCGCTTCTACTACAGATATTGTTGACAAGACTATTAGTTTCTTTGATCAACTATCATCTAGCTCATACGCAGTATTTGACAATAACTACAAATACATCTATGACCGTTACAACGATGTCTATCGTTACATTCCATGTAATGCTGACGTTGCTGGTCTAACACTAAGCACAACTCTAAACCAAGAGCCATGGTTCTCACCTGCAGGTTTTAATAGAGGTCAACTTCGTAACGCAGTTAAACTTGCTTACTCACCTCTAAAAGATCACAGAGACAGACTATACGCTGCTAGAGTCAACCCAGTTGTTGCATTCCCTGGCGAAGGAATCGTCCTCTTCGGAGACAAGACTGCATTATCATATCAGTCTGCATTCGATAGAATCAACGTAAGACGCCTCTTCTTAGTATTAGAAGGAGCAATCGCACAGGCTGCTAAGACACAACTTTTTGAATTGAATGACGAGTTTACTCGCCAAGGTTTCAAGAATATCGTAGAACCTTTCATGAGATCCGTACAATCACGTCGTGGTGTTACTGATTTCTTGGTTGTATGTGACAGCACAAACAACCCATCCGAGTCTATTGACAGAGGTGAATTCTACGCAGAGATCTTCATCAAACCTACTAGATCTATTAACTTCATTACACTTACATTTACTGCAACAAGGACAGGGGCTAGTTTCTCTGAGGTTGCAACCTAAGTAAACCGTGCTACGACTTCGTAGTCAATTCATAAAAATAGGAGACATTTAAAATGGCAATTAATAACGTCGAAGGGGGGCAGATTAACTCTCCTATTTTCGACTTTAGAAATAAGATTGGGGATCTTGCCCGCCCTAATCTCTTCCAAGTAGAGTTAACTTTCCCTCAACTTACAGGCACTGCAAACATCGGTGGAAGCGGTGGTGCAGCAGACGCAGCAGAAACAGAAGCAGCAAGTGCACCTTTCGGTGGAAACCTTGCAACACTTCTAGTTAAAGCAGCAAACATTCCCGCATCTACTGTTGGTGTAATTGAAGTTCCTTACAGAGGAAGGACAATTAAAATTGCAGGAGACAGGACATTCGAGCCATGGACAGTTACAGTCCTTAACGACGCTAACTTCGTGATTAGAAATCAGTTGGAGAATTGGTCTACACAGATCCAAGCACTACAACAAAACTTCCAGTCATTTGACTCACCTGCTAACTATCAAACTGCAGCAATCGTCCGTCAGTATGACAGACAATCTGAGCAAACTAGAGCATACAAGTTTGAAGGTATCTGGCCAAGTAACATCTCAGCAATCGATCTTGCATGGGATAGTAACGATACACCAGAAGAATACACAGTTGAGTTTCAGGTTCAGTACTGGACTTATGCGTCAGACGTTAACGCAGCACATCACGTTCCTAAAAACGCTTAGTTTTTGGAAGTCGCTAAATAACTATAACCTAGTTACATTTTTGAATGGCACAATTATTTGGTTATTCTCTTGATCGCAAGAAGAAGGGCTCTGGGAAGATTAATCCTAAGGGTCCTTCTTTCGTGCGTAAAGATAGTGAAGACGCTGCCGAACCTATTGTAGCGGGTGGTTATTTCGGACAGTACGTGGACTTTGGTGACAAGGAGTCATCTAAAGGCACGGAGATGGATCTCATTGGTAGATATCGTGAGATGAGTTTGCATCCAGAAGCGGATGCTGCTATCAACGATATTGTAAATGAAGCTATCGCTGGCGAGTTGGATGACCATCCTATTGACATTGAGTTGTCACACCTGCAAGCAAGTGATTCTGTAAAGAAAAGAATCAGAGAGGAGTTTGATAACGTCCTTTCTTTATTAGATTTTGATAGAAGAGCATACGATATATTCCGTAGATGGTATATCGATGGTAGACTTTTCTACCACAAGATGATTAATCCCGACAAACCTTCTGAAGGTATTACGGAATTAAGATACATCGAC